GGAGTGATTTTGATGTTGAATCATTATGAACGAAAAGTGGCTCAAATACTTCAAAATGACATCACTATGGGCCGTGTTTCCGATGTGGCTGACATCGCCTATCGAACAAATAAAACAATTGAAGAGGTACAAGCTGCAGTAGATAAGGTGCGCCAAACACGTAAGATGGACGGAGGTCTACTTCCGTGAAAAACAAACTGACCGAAGGAAGCAACATGCGTTGGGAGTCAATGAGGATGATCTTACCTGAGCAAAGAGAAGCACTCAAGCAAATGGAATTAGAGGATTATAAGGTTCCAAAGCCGATACTTGATGAATACGAAATGCAAGAGATCGGAAACACCATACAGGATGCATATAAAGATCATAAACTGATTGAAATCACTTATTGGAAAGACGGATTTATTAAGAAGATAACAGGCAACGTTGCAAAGATCGACACTGTGTACCAAAGATTAAAAATGAACGACACGTTCGGCATCAGTTGGCAATATGACTTTAAATATATTGTTGCTGTTCAGATTAGCGATGATGTCTGAGAAAGAAGCAATTGTTGCCACAGAATACGCTCTATTACCACTAGTTCTAAGGGCACTAAACCATGACCGTAAATTGTTTATGTCAGAGCAGCTAAAGTTTGATAAATACTATATAAAAATAATTGAAATAGCCATGAGAAGATGTGAAAAAGACATCATTGCCACAACGAAAGAGTTGTTCCTCTGCCATATGCATGTACATGTGCTTGATTGGCTAAACGTAAAAGTTAAAGTCCGGGGAGAGGAGTTTAATTTGGAATTGCAAAAGCCTGTGGCCATGGAGTGGATTACCGAAAGAACAAGGCAATACTTATCCCTTTATTAGGGATTTTTTTATGCACGAAAAAGGGGAGACCACGCATTCGCAGTCTCCCATGTGGTGAAGTTGCTAAAGTAATAAACATTCTCCAAATGAACCAGGCAAGGATTTGCACCTTGCATGTTTAACCATAACCGTTTGTGATGGATGCAAGGTCTTACATATAATAACCGATTTACGTTACAGGCGGCTTCATTTATTGCAAGAGTTAATCTTGCTACCATCCTAAAATGCCGTATGTCCCTTATGCATAAATCAGTCTTTCTAAGGCTCTTGCAACCTATAAGAAACCAAAGCCTTACATTGGTTAAACTACGTTGTACCGTCTACCTATTCCGGCACAGGTTCACAGCTGTTGACAGCCCAGTAACTGTAATTAATTATATCACATTTTTATGTATCCCGGCATAGCCGGGTATAAATCATTATGTCATTTCTGTGCAGTTGGTGATTGAACTGCATCGCTACCTGGTACCGTCTGCTGAACTTCCTGAGTAACCTCTTTTATTTCTTCAAAGCCTGCTTTTTCACCAGTTGTAATGAGCTGAGCAACCTGTTCTTTAGTTACCTTAAATCCTTTCTTTTGTGCGTATTCAGCGATTACTGAAGCGCTCTTGTCAATCGTCTCCGGCGATGTCAGTACCTCTTTAGCGGCGTCCTTCACGTCCTGTACTAGCTTTTCGAGCACAGGTTTACTCTGCACAAAAGCTTCAGCTTTTTTAATCTTCGCAAGATCAATATGATGCTTGATGTAAATAATAAAAAAGCCACCAGCGACGGTGACAACTGCCTTTACTGTATCTGTAAGACCTGAAGATAGAATTGTTTGTAACATGTGAATCTCTCCCTTATTTTAAAATAATGTAGCCCAAGTTTTTTCACCGACTTGACCGTCTGCAATGAGATTGTGGCGTTTCTGATAAGCACGTACAGCTGCCGCTGTCTTAGGACCATACACGCCGTCCGCTTTCAGTCCTACAGCGTTTTGCACACGCTGAACATCCTTGCCTTTGTTGCCGATCGTCAGCACGTGTCCTGGATACTTGACCGTGGACACCTTGGACACTACTTTCTTGATGACCTTTTTAACCTTGCTGATGGGCTTTGCGTCGAAGCGTTCCAAGTCATTCACTTTGATGGTTGCAATCAGCTTGTCCGCATAAGACGGATCCGTGGCATAGCCCGCAGCTTGGATAGCGTTAGCGGCCTTTGCATAGTCCGTCTGTCCAATCACTGCCTTATACCGTGCCTGCTTGTACAGCACAACAAGATCAAGGATCGACTCGTAATAGGTCGGGTACTTGCGGAATTTAGCGATAATCTTATACCAACCACGCTTTGCAGAGTGCTCTGAGGTCGTCATGATGACCGACTGACCACGGTAAGCGCCTTTTACGCCAAACAAATTATCTCCTTTCTCCGCAAGCCCTGACGCGCCCCATGCAGATTCTAGCGCGGCCTGAGCGATAATGATCGACGGCAGCACCTTATTGGCGTTACCTGCTTTCTGCGCATAGCCACTGATTGCCTTGATGAATGAATCTTTACTCATTGCTTATCCCTCCAATAAAAGTAAAAACATGCTTAGTGCATGCGCTCCTCAATTCCATCTAGCTTTGTCACGATCAAATCGTACTTCTGTGAAAACTCACTAAGGACTTGGTTCTGATCGTTAATCACCTTATCCAACCGTTCTTCTCGCTCATGTGCTTCCTTACGATAACTGTATAGAAGCCACACAAAAAGGACCGCGAACGGTCCTTGGGTAATAAAATATTGTAGTGTGTTCCCATCCACCCCAGATCACCGCCCCGTTATGCTTGTGCACTTCCTACTAGCGTTTGAACCGCAGGTGCAATTAGTGCATTGATTTGATCCACATTGCCACCTGCTGCCGTAAACTGTTCCATAGTAATCTTTACACTGCCGTTAAAAAACTCACCGGTGCTGTCATTGCGGCCGTTAAAAGCCAATAAAAAACCTGTGATATTTCTTGATGCATCGTAAACTGGATTGATACTTGTAAATTGATAGTTCATGAGTGATTCCTCCTAAAATTTTGTATTAAAAAAACGCCTTACTTGGCGCTGTCTTTTGGTTTGTCAGTTTTCACATTTTTCGCTTGCTCGTCTTTTAATTTTTGATTCTCAGCCTCAAGCTCATCAATGCGCTTGTCTGCAGCTTTATATACCGCTGAAAGCCGCGCATTCTCTACCTCCAGATTTGCTATTTTAACTCCGAGTGTCTGAACCTGATCATTTGCGTTATACGTGATATTTGCCATTTATTATGCAGCTCCTTCGAGTAATGAGATTCGTGATTCAAGTTCTGCTATTTTTAAGACGTCTTGTTGGTGCAATCCGGTTAGTTCCTGGATTGATTTGATTGCGATAAATATTGAAGAATAAAGATTAACACCTTGCCGGTTATAATCAATAAATTCTTCTGGTAGATTATAGTCTTCGCCGATGATCGCACCATATATTTCCTTAATTTGACCAGACTCTATTTGGCTTTTGTACTTAAATTTGTAGACATCTAAGGAATTGATAAGGGAAAGACCGATGTTATCATCAAGTGCAGTTATATCGGTTTTTAATTCTACACGTGACGTATTTACGAAACCATGCTGTGAATACATAGTTCCGCTTGTTTCTACTACAGTAGGACTCATATGGGATTCGTTTCCATCTTCCCCATGAACACGTACACCATCAGAAGGCTGTACATTTGTCCAATCTCCATAGGTATCACTAGCTTGTAAGTAACCGTTTTTTATCCAAACGTCAGAGGTATTATAATGTTGATGAAATCCATTAGAATCTAGCCATGTTTGATAACCATTCGCATTCTGATAGAAGCTAGAACCAGTAATATTCACCCCAGTGATAGTACCATCTACGAACAGATCACCACGTAATGCTCTTCGTATAAGAATATTATCAACATAAATATTTCCTCCAGAGTTGTTAGAACCTTGCCATGAAACTCCTATTTGAACATACGCAGTATTTGCCGGTGCTCCATTCATATTAATGGTCCCTGAATGGTGCGACCAATCTTGTTTAAGTGTTGACTCTGCTAACCGTGGCCACCAACTCAATCCATTACCGTTGGCATCAAACGCATGTAGTAAAAGCGCTACTGTTCCTTGCTGACTTGTATTACCCCATTTAACATCAAATTCCCCAACGAATGAATCACCGTTGCTCACTGGTATCAACGGCGTATTCATCCATCTATCTGCATTTCCGCTTGCTTGGCTAGGAATTGTCACTACATTATTTGAGTAATTTCTATATGTTCCAGCGCCTGCTGTCTTTGTAGGATTAGCCACTACCACAGCATTTTGCCAGTATTTTGCTATTTGCCCAACGGTGTCCTTTTCAAAATCACCATTTGCACAATAATTATTAAAGTCTCCAATAATAATAGATCCAGCGTCTATATGTGCTCCCGTGATATTTACACCAGTAATATTACCCGCTGTCACGTTTCCAAGATCAGCCGCTATTGCAGACAACTGAGTCACGTTTAACTTTGTCGCGCTGACACTCTCAATCATGGCATCGGTAATCACTGCATTGTCGATTGTCGTCTGTCCGGTGATATGGACTTTCTGTCCGGCAATCAGGATTGATTCGGTGCTTACATTGATTTGGTTGATCACATCATTTTCCTTAACACGAATATTGATGTCATCCTGCATTTGCATGATTTGCGTGCCTATATTTCCTGTTGCTGCGACAGCCGCATTAGCTTGATTAATGGCATCTGTCGCGTCTTGCTGCGCTTGAGCAACTGATTGATCAACACCATTTATATCAATGTCTGTGACCCATTCTAAACCGTTCCATGATTTAATAGCGATTGTGTAGTTATCGTTATCTGTAACATACCAACTATCTCCAACCTTCGGATCTGTAGGCTGGTCTTGTCCTCGATAAATTGTACTTTTACCGTCAGCAGAAGCGTATGCTGCATCGGCTTTAGAATTGGCTGATCTTGCAATAATGACCGCGTTATTGGCAGTTTTATTCGCAAAGATAATCGTATCTGTTCCGCGTGTTAGTATATTTCCAAGCGTATAAACAGGGGGAGTATTAGGATCAGCATAATCTTTGATCTCGACTACGCGAATAGATGCGTTAATACCCCATGGATCGATTTTCACGAAGCAATAATCGCCAAGTTGGATATCTTGGATTCCCATTTTCTTAACTTGTGTATAGTTAAATGACAAGCTAATCGGGATGGAATCATTTAATGCTGCTTTTGCTTCATTCATCAGTGTGTCATTATCAAAGCAATTGTCATCTGTCACCGGATTGGCAGCCTTGATCCCATATACAGATGCTAGCGGGCTTGTATACTCAATCTGAGCAGCGTACGTTCCATCTTCATATTGATGGCCGAAACCTTTGATATACGTTCGCAGTGACGATGTATCAATCGTATTCGTTGGACTCACAAGATTCATTTTGTATCTAAACTGATTGTCCGTTTTTCGGGCGATTTGCTGTGCAATGATTATTTGATTTCCATTCACCGCGAATTCAGTTCCAAAGTCGGTCATGACCTGCTGAAAAAGAGAGAGCGAATCGCTGTTGCCAAAGCTATTTGCTGCAAAAGTTGCTGCAATTCCGGCCGTATCAACAGAATAAGAATAACCTGTTCCAGCTAGACAAAAATCGAGCATCTGCTGTATGGATAGATCACCTGATGTAGTTGTATAAATGAAGTTGCTGTCCAGATCTTCGAAAAATTTACTGATCGCCGTGCATTGTATCTGATTGGGAAGATTTTTTGTGACCTGCTTAATCACGTATTCTTCATCAAGATAACCAAATACACATTGATTCTGTAATAGACCAAATGCATGTTGATTTTTTTGTGTGAGATAGACCGTTACTGTCAGCTGTTTAGTACCGTCTGTTCGCATATCTCGCTCAACTATATAATCAGTTAATCGTTCTCTTGTGCCAACTGGTGATCGAATATAAAGAGGTGTAAGCATTAAACACTACCTCCTAAAAATAATTGTGTAAATTGGAAATCGATTTCAAATGAGCCTCCATAGCCGGAAACAGAAAAAGTATTTTGCCCTTTTGCCAAGCTAATGGATTGCCCGTTACAATTTCCATAATCACTTACGCCATTTTTAAGCAGCTGGACATTTTTAAGTGTCAAAATATCATCTGTATCCATTGACGCATTGTACTGAAAGGATTCTCCCGTTGTAATATTGTTGATTGTTAGATTGTTTGACGGGCCTTTCACTGTAATTAAAAAATCCGGCTGGCTTGAGTCAGTCGGATCAATCGGCATATCGCCATTATTGGTGATGATGAACGGGCTTCCTGTCTCTATTATAAGAACAGGATTAACATCCTCTGCAAATCCCCGGTAACAAGTAAACACAATTGTCGTATCACCATAAGGGCCCTTCTGAGCAAGATCGGAAAAAGATGTACATTTGACAAGCCATCGCTTGCTCGGATCCCTCATATCTGATATATAAAATTCTTCGTCACTACGAAAAATTGAAAACACTTGATTACGAAGGCTAGTATAAGCAGCGAAACTTGCAGGACGTATACGTACCGGCATGGTGATGGTCCGCTCACCAAACGTTGTTTCTTGAACAACTAATCCGTTGGCGCCGGTAACTTGTGCCGTCACATGCCGATAATTCGGTGCTGAGACAATGAAATCCTGTGCCCATATGCCGAGAGGTTTCAAGTCATACTGTGTACCATCTAATCGTGTCACGAGTGGCATCAGCTATTCCTCCCTTGCATAAATTGGCGCACATTGATGCGTTGCTGATTCATTATGTCAATTGGCATCTGAGTTGTACGTGCAACCTCTTTGCCGTCATATTGCGTAACAACGGTTAATTGGACTGGACGATTATTTGTTTGTGTTGTAGTCGTTCCTTGGTATATAGCTGGTCCCCCTGCCATCGACACAGTCGGAATATTAATAGCGGGCATCATTTGTGCGGCCGATGAAACGAAATTACTAATACGGTTCATCAGTCCATCAGGTACAGCTGATTGTGCCAAACGTTTTGCCGCAGCTGCTACACTATCGTTTGATCGATCGATACCCTGTACCAATCCAGCACCAACATTCGCACCAACTTCATCACGCATAACCTGAGAAGGTGAATGGATTTTCAGGGTTTTCTTAATAACCTTTGTCATCGACTTGGCTATTTTATTCAGTTCATCATTGAGCGCCCCTTCTTGGCCTTTCAGCCCTGAAATGATGCCCTTAACCGTATTTTTCCCAAGCGACATTCCGGCTTTTTTTACACTCTTAAGCGATTTGAGTTTAGCCACAAACGTATTTTTCGCATCCTGAAGCTGTTTATCTGCTGACTTCTTCGCTGCATCAATCTCAGCTTGGGCAGATGCTTGCGCCGCTGCAATCTGCGCATCCGTGGAGTCTTTTTCGATTTGCAATTCTTTTGCTGCTTCATCGTTCGAAATTTGATGTCGCTGATTCCACATATCCACATATGTGCGTAACTCAGCATCTGTCATTGTCGTTATGGCGTGTATCTGACTTTCTGCCCCTACACCAGCTGCTTTAAGTTCATCCATCATGCTCGATGGCAACTTATCACTCAAACTAGCCATATCGGACTGGTACGCTTGCAAATCATGTAGCGATTCCTGCATTTGATGTGTCAGGTCTTGCTTATAGGTCACTGATCCAGAATTATTATCAAAAATACCTCCGTATATATCATTCTGTTTGCTCGACAAATCGCTATTGTACTGGTCTTGCAACGTCTTGATATTGTTTTGAAGGTCTGAATTAATTGACTTTATTTTGTTGGTCAGGTCTGTGTTAATGGACTTTACTTTGTTTGCATAAGTTGTTGCCGCACTAGCAATGTCCTTATTAAGCGTATTTTGTGCCGTTGTAAATTGTTTTTGAGAGTTTGAAATATCAATGCTAATCTTTCGCACAAGATCACTGTTGAGCTTATGATGTTTTTCAATCTCTTTAAGGTCAGTGACATATTTTGAGCGGCTGATCTTACCTGTCTTATATTTCGTTTCGATGTTCTCAATCTGGTTTCGATAAGATTTTTGTCTTGCTGTTTCTCGTTTTTTAGCAGCCGTTTCTCGTTCTTGTCGGCGACGTTTCGCTTCATTCTCACGCTTTTTAGCTGCTGACTCCGCCTTTTTCGATGCGGATTCTCTTTCACTAGACATCTTCTTTTCAGCAGCATGAATGCTTAGCAATACTGAGCGATGTTGTGCAGCAGTTAGCTTATATCTCTTTTCGATGCTTTCAAGTTCCTTGATATAGGTAGACGTACCAATATGGCCCATTGAATAATTGAACCGCGTTTTCTGAATAGCGGCCGTACCATTCGCATATTTAGGGAAGAAATTTGTTAATGAAGTAGTTCCCTTTGCATAGCGCTTCGCTCCTGTCGGTCCCCATCCGCCTGGCATACTGATGTCACGTAACCAATGCGAATCATTGAACATGGCAAGAAGTTGAGCCAGTCCGCTACGTATATTTGTATAGCCCTTACGTGCCCATGCTGCGAATGTACTGGGAATATACTGCAACAAGCCAATAGCCGGATGTCCGGCACGGCTATTCACGTCTTGTACCTTTTGCAAGACGGTTGGATCTCCGCCGGATTCCTTTTTGATTCTATTAATGATCGCTGACATTCCGGATCCGTCTAAATTGATTCCTGACATTCCAGCAGCACGTTCTATAACGGGTTTCCATCGATCTATTTTTGATCCAGATGGATTATCAGCACTACCCATAAGTTGCTTTTTAACCCAATTAACAGCATCAGAAGCGACTGTTTTTACTGTTCCTTCGGCCATCTTAGCAATATTCGGTGACAGTCCAGATAAATTAGTAAACTTTGCAACGGCCGTATTCAGCAATTTGGCCGGATGTGTAACCTCATTCCAAAAACCTTCTGCACCCTTAGCAATAGAATTCCATCCACCTTTAACGAAATCCATTGCACTACCAAGCCATGTCCCCTTTGCGAACATCTTAGGCATTGATCCTAGGAGTGCTTCTGTAGCGTCTCCGCCTAAGATATCAACAGGATCGGTAAAGTTGTAGAGCGTCGCAGTATTAGGCGACATTTCGACCTGACCATCTGAATGACGGATTAATTCATTCTTTCCTGCTTCACCAACGATGGACAATCCAAGCGCTTTACCACCAGTCGCAAATTTAGGAACTTTACCCGGCTTTATTGTCGGAGCATCAACTTTCTTCAACACCCAGTTAATCCCACCAACTACGCCATTTATTCCCTTGTCAATGCCTTCAACCATTCCGTTTCCAATATTCGAAAATGCTGACTCAATAGATTTCCATCCCTTTTTCACACCATTTGCAATGCGGCCTGGGAGCTTTTCAAACCAGCTGACTGTTTTATTCAGCCATCCATTGGTTAAGTCATTCAAAGACTTATACCCTGTGCTGAAATAGGCCTTAGCCGTCTTCATCATGTCTGACGACATCTTTTTCATATCGCCACCGACCTTTGACCAACGCCCATGCAAAATATCTCCCCATGTGTCCGTATAGTCTTGCAGGACATTATAGCCGCTTTTCATAGTCTTTTTAACGCCTGAGAACAGGTCTGAAAATACACCGTTTGTATGCTTGTTGAGCCAACTATTCTTGTCCATGACTTGATTAGCCATTTCACCGGTCAACTTGACCGCGGTACTTTTCATGCTCTCAAACCTTGAATGCAATTTGCTTCCTAATTTTTCGACACCAGACACAGCGCCATCCCATTGTTTAGCAAACCAATGGCCAATACCTACAAATCCCTTTTTGATATCTTCACCAAGTCCATTGATGAAGTCTCGAAATGGCTTACAATGCTTATATAGTGCGATAAAGCCGATAACTAGCGCACCTACTGCCGTGACAATTAATCCAATAGGGTTATCTTTAAATGCTAAGTTAAGTCCTTTTTGAATAATTTCCCATGTTTTTGTTGCCGCAGCTGCAATCTTTTGAGCAGCTGCTACCGCAAGTATTTTTACTTTCTGAGCAATCCAAATCACCCCTGTCTTACCAAATTCCAAGACAGCAGATGTCATTGTTCCTATGAATTTTCCAGTTGTTCTTGCGGCAGATCCGATTCCTCGTATCCCGGAAACAACTTTATCGCCAGTCCACTTTCCTAATTTTCCTAATCCCTTCGCGAAATTTGATGTAACCTTATTGCCGAGTGTCCCTTCTTTTCTAAAATATTTGAGTGTTTTTGTCGTTCCCGCTATCCCTTTTGATGCAAGCGAAAAAGGAGGGGCAAGAAGAGACATAGATTTATTAAGAATGAATGCACTCGCTGCAATGTCCGCAAATAGTTTTGGATGGGCAACAATCATCTTTATAAACGGATCCAAAATATGGCTTATTTCTTTAAATGTATCCAGAGCAACAGGGCCTAATGTTTTTAGATCAGATACACCAGTTTTGGCAAAGATTGAAAACCCCTTTTTTAGTTCGGACAAAAAGTTAACAATATCTTTGGCATGTCCAGCAATAATAGAACTAATTTTGCTTATTCCATTAGTCATATTATCTGTAAATAATTGCATAGAGTTTGAAAGGCTTTTTTGCCCAAAAACTTTTCCGAATGCTGAAATGATTGTGGTAACTCCATCTGATGCTGCCTGTCCCATCGCTTTAAAGGAATTCTCAGTATCTTTGCTCTGTAAATATTTTGAAAAGCCACTGAAAAGCCCGCTTTGAGCTTCCTGAAATGGTCCGACAAAGTCACCAGCTAATGTTGGCACACGCGCTTTGATAATTCTGTCCATTCCCCACATGGTTTTCATCATGTTGTCAGCAGCCATACCGTATGTTTTATTACCTAGCTTTTCAAATTGCTGGATGAATTCTTGTGCCGATATTCCTCCGGCACCAACCATTTGACGAAAGATAGCTTTTGATGCATCTGCTGTCGGACTTCCTGCTCCCTTTATTTCGAGCATCAAATTTTGATATTTCTTTTTGGTTATTTCGCCGGAATCGAGCATACTTTTGAATTGTTCAGCAATCAATTTTTTATTACCAGCGAAGTGTTCAGCCATCTTCTCGCTCATCATTGGAAAATAACTTTCAACCTGATTGAGCATTTCAAGCGTCATTTTACCTGTCGCCAGTCCGTGGACCATGTCATTTGTGACATTGGTAAGTTGTGCCCCAGAAAGATGGACTGTGTCGCCCATGTTTTCCATTGCATGTGTCATTGACTCGGCTTCTTTGGCATTAGAATGCAGGTGATAAAAAGCTTGAGCCAGTTCGTCTGTTGTATTCGTTGCTTGTCCAGTTTTAACCGTAAGCTTGTTGATCATATCAACCATTTGTTGACCTTTTGAAGCTGATCCTGCAAGTGTCGTCCAGCTAGCAAGCATGACCTGCTGCTCTTTGTTGTATTCGGCACCTAAGCCAATCAGTTCTTTTAGCTTGTCCTTAACAAAATCAAGTGCCTTAACAGCAGCCATTCCGATCATGGTCCCGGCAATAACATCTTTCATACTGATGAATGACTTCTTGGTTACATCTGCTGTTCTCTGCATCCCACGTAATGTTTTTGATGCATTGTCTTTGGCGTTGATTGTTAAATCCTTGAATGATTTCATATGGAGTATCTTGTCGATGATACCGCGAGCTTTGTCAGTAGCTTCGTCACGTGTTTTAATTGTTTGTTCAGCATCTTTAGACGTCTCTTCAACAATCTTCTCATGTGCTGTTTGTGCGTCGTTTACAGCCTGTTTACTATCCGTATTGATTTTCTGATTGATTGGCTTTTCTAAGTTGCTTTTTACTTTATCAGCAGTATCCTTTGATTCCTTTGTCACTGCATCTGCATTCTTAGAAAAGTTTTTGTCCATCTGATCACCGGCATTGATGCCAAGCACCTTCAGTATTTCATTAATAACCTTGGCATCCGACTGGATCTTAGACTTATCGCCTAGCTGAACATCAATAACGACCTGACCATCACTCATTTATTACCCTCCCTTCTTTGCCATATTAACGAGCGATTTGAACATGCCGTCCATCGCTGCATCTTGTTCCTCAACCGATTGATTCTTATCAAGCGCATAGATTTGTTTAAGCTCTTCCAACCGTTCGCGCTCTTTTACTGAATATTCATCGGATCCGGTCGGTAGTTCTGCCGCACGGATGCCGATAATCTGTCTAAATTTCGTTTTATCACGCATGCCATTAAGCAATGCTACAAACTTTTCCCATCGCATAATGCCCTGTTGGTCCAGAAGGTCGATCCCGTATTCTTGCAAAAAAGACGCATAAATGAATTCTGCGTCTTTGTCAAAACTATAGAAGCTTTTCTGATCGGCTGGATCTTCTGTTCCGTCATTGGGCTGCTCTTGATTGCCTACCACATATTCATCGATGATGCGCTGAACCGTGTATAGCTTCGTCTGAATATCCGTCTTGCACTTGACGACAAACATATCAAACGCAATTTCCACTTTGCCCATATCGTCTACAGTTTCATCGTTCATCAGATCGTACCAACGCAGTACGTTATCAAAGCTTAGATTGAGAGGATAGGCAACCCCATCTATCGCTATTGTGTCATCGAGTTTTTGCTTCAAACTCAACATGGCACATCAGCGCTTAATATATTTATGTTTGATGGCATTCAACTTATTTTCATGCTCACTGTTGCGTTTAGCCGACAGAGCTGTGGCAAGTTCCTCAACCTTGTCAGATAGATAATCAGTTGACCGACCACATTTTGCATAGATACGTTGACCAGCACCATTGCCAAAAAGCAAATCAAGGAATTCAATGTTACCATTCTTGATAATTTCAAGCATTTGAACAGCCTTTTGAGCAAGTTCATCACCTGTTGTCTCGTCTTTTTCTTCAAGTTCCGTGTATTCTTTTTGACCAACCGTTATTTTTCGCCGCATTTTTTCATAAGCAGCGGTGTACTGCTTTTGCTTTGCATCAGAAAAATCAATTTTGAATTCTTCACCGCCAAATCTTACCGTTTCAATTTGCCTGTTTTGTTCTATGTCAATATTAATCATTTAAAATATCTCCTTTCGGGTTATGTATGTGGGGCCGAAGCCCCCAAAAATTATGATGCAGCAGTTGTCTTAGATACAGGTGCAGAAAGAACGGATTCCTCACCATTTTCATCCACAGCAGATACCTGATAACTGTATGACGTTGATACTGCAAGGCCAGAATCTGTATAAGCGTTTGTAACAGGTGACGCTGACAAAATGCCATTACGGTAAACCTTGTAAGATGCAGCACCTGAAACAGCATTCCATGTGAGTGCAATGCTAGTTCCCGTTACTGTACCTGCAAGACCTGTTGGCGCAGCTAATCCGGAGGTAACAGTCGGTGCTCCGTTGAAGTTCGATGTGAAGCTGAATGTTTCCTTAGCGTTTGCAGCACCGCCGGAAACGACAATCGCATTTAGCGTTACGCAACCGATAATGACGGTACCATCTGGACGAGTCCAACGTAGCAATGTTTTTACGGCATCACCAACAGCAAAGTCCTTGCTCGCGACGTAATCCTGCGCAGCGTCACCTTCCAAACGGTTACCTGAGAAAGCGATTGAATAGTTTTTCCCTGTTACATCGGTACTTGAAAAACCATTTCCGTCAAAATACGGTGTGTTGTCGGTCGTGTCGCCGGCAGCTGGCGTGAAAGTGTTGATACCGGCCGCTAATCGTGCCCAGTTGGCTTCCGCGACTTGTGTGGGGTCTGTGTGTCCCAACGTGTCAATTTCAAATTTGTTTTTATAGTTCAAAGGGAACATGTCATCACTCCTTATTCATTTAGTAATAATTCAATTTGATAGCTTGCAACATAGACATATCCATGGTCATCTTTAAGTAAAAAGTTAGGGACCGTAGAAACTTGTCCATTGATAAAATTAAAGGACCCGTTCTGGCTGACAATATCACCAGAGTCGAGCCCATCAACATATCTACTTATTGCAAGCAATGTGTTTAATGCGGTCAGTTGGCTCGTGCTACGAACGGTAATCTGAAAGGCATATGTTTTATCCCATTTTCCATCCATACCGCATACAGCCTGTCCTATGGGCGTCAGCATGAATGCTATGCCATTACTAGGTGCACCATCCGATGATGTTGGAATAATCGGTACACTAATTGGAGCAAATAACCCACAATTCGTCTCAAGAGCGTCAATCATGCGGTCTTGGAAATCAAGTTCTGTGCTCGTCAATGTATTTGTTCACCGCCTTCTTAGCGACATCAGGCCATTCAGAACCATGTTCAGCCTTTGCGGCATCGAACCATCGGCCACGGGCCATGGGATTAGAATCCTTACTGAAGTTATATTCAGGATGATAAAACAGTTTTGCAGCATATTCAGTGTCCCACATAATTTTTCCAGATCCAGGTTTTGTAGCGTTGATCGATGAGTCTCTCAAGTTTCCTGTGTCGAATGGAATAAATCTGTTGGAATCTTTCAACACCTGCACATCAAGCGCAATTTGAGCGAACTTATTTGCTCTGTTTACCTTACCGGCGATGTCACCAAGTTCAACATGTACGTTTACGCCCATTTAATCACACCCTATTCAACTGGCATTCATAGTGATGTATGCCACGGTCCGTCTGCAAAACTATGACCTTATCAATCTGATAGGTCCGGTCATTGAACATGACGTGATCCTTTTCTTTTGGCACAATGGACAAGTCTTGTTCGACACCGCCAATGACTTCATTTGATGTCTTGGTATCAACATAGAGCATCGAATCAAAGTCATTGACTTCGACCAATCGTGACGGTTTAAACTGACTGGAATCATCCACACGCACATGCATGATTGTGACCGGATTGTCTTCATCCCACGTGTCGTCATAGCGTTCGGATCCAGTGTAAGCTACATACTGGATCGTGTTCGGTAACAAAATAGGCGGTATTGGTTGAATTAGCATAACATCACCGCCTTAATCATAATTCCATCCATACCCGTAACGACCGGTCCATGTACGATCACGGATTTCAAGTCCGGCGTACATCAATCCGGTTGGTTCTAGATATTGCCGAGCTACATCAGATTGTAACTGTGTCCGCGTGGACTGGTCACTTGTTGGCATCTGGTAATGGAAACCACCGATTGAAGCTGACTGTACGGTCTGCATGCCAGCCTCGGAATGTGCACCGATCTCATAAAAATATTCCATTTGTGCACCGATAGCCATCAAAACTTGTTTCTGAATGAACGCTGGCCATGTAGAAAAATCTTGCTGTGAAAGCTTGAATTGTGTGATCTGATCAACCGTCCGTTCAGCGGCAACGGCAATTATATTGAATTTGTCGTCTTGAATGGGCGTTCCACCGTATGTTCCATTGTAAAAATCAGCCGTTATCCATTGTGGTGTTGGCATAAATCATCACTTCTTTGCTGATTTGTCGTCTGCTGCCGCAATGTCAGCCTTTAATTTGTCTAACTCAGCGATTGCCTTTGCCCAATCGGCATAAGGAACCGTTTTTCTCACACCAGCTTTGACAAGTTCATATCTTTTTCCGTCTTCAGACAACTTCACCTCGTCATAGCCTTCATTCAAATAAAAAGCCTCGGAAGTATCCGGGGCATTAATCACTCTGTTATTTTTCTTAAAAATTAATGTCGCCATTGGTCAATCCCTCCTTATGCAGCCGGTGTGACGTTGAATTGAACGGCACCAGAACGACGATCAAATAAGAATACATCGCAGTAGAACCGTTCATAGTACAGATATTTGCCTTTCGTATGTGCGCTTGGTTCTTCCATATTCACAAATTCATATTTCATCGGTGCAAGTACGCAAGCCGGATGAACGAGCAGCATATTGATCTGTCCAGCGGTCGGATCAGCAGCAGCACCATTCGTGAAATTGTATAGTGTTTTCATACGATTAGATGGAACAACAATGATATCAACATCATCAAGCGAATGAACTGCCCGATTAATATTGCCTGGATTCTGCGTCACGTTTAAATAACGCTGCAATTCTTGTGACTCTTTCAGTGTCTTATTCATCTGCGGTGTTACATACAGCTGACGTCCTGCGTCTGGATATTCTGAATCATCCATTTTCAGCATCATCGCATCAAAGACGCTCAATGCGTTTGCAGTTGTGATTGCCGTATTGTCAATACTTCCAGAACCATCCTTGGCAACCTTTTCAGCATATAGCTTCGAGATCATATAGTCATCGAGTTCTGGAACCTTATGTTCTGTGTTGTATACATGCTGGATGTTAGCAATTGCGACAGCGAGATTTGTTTCATCGACATCCATCGGATCAATAAGCGTTGAAAATTCACGGTCGTGTGTGAGCGATTTCGTTTCAAAGCTGTTGTCCACATTGCGTGCAAATCCAGTGATCGTGTCACGGTTGACATCTGTTGCACCCTGCGTGTCGATATGTGGAATCTGTACGGTTTTTGCATTGATAAATTTAATTTGTGAATTTGCCGGGCTATTCCACAGCGCACTGAACATCTGTGGTTTAAAGAATGCCTGAAAAAGTTGCTGATTGAATATTTCAGCATAATTTAATACTGCCATTGCATGACCACTTCCTTAAGTTAATTTTGTTGAATACCAAATGCTTTCAAAAATTGCTGTTTCAATGAATCTGGCGTTTTGTCACCGGCATATTGTTGCTGACCGACGAATTTTGGATGTCCTGGTTCAGCCGGTGGCGTCTGCTGTGCTCCAAAAATCGGATACTTTTGAAGAACACTGTCAATCGCTGCGCCGATATCCTCGGCTCCTTGAACCATTTTGATGACATCATCAACGGCATCAGCGCGCACGCCCTTGCCAAGTGCGGCAATCTTCGCATCAGCAATGGTTTGCGCTGATTTCGATGCTTCGAGTTGCTTTTTCAGTTCAGCAGTTTCATCTTGCAGGCGTTGTGATTCAGTTTTCTGGCTATCTTGAAATTTTTTAAAATCTGCAAGGCTTTGCTTCGCCGAGTCTAGGCTCTCAACACCCAATTCTTTAAGAATGGATGCTCGAATATCATCAGTTGATGGCTGTGGTGTTGGATCTGTCCCTCCTTTGCTTGAATTAGATGGTTGTGGATCACCTCCTCCCTGTGCTGGTGTTGGCTGTGGATCTGCTGGATCTCCTTCCGCGAAATACTGAAGGTTCAATTTATACGGTTTGGACATGTGAATCCTCCTTTAGGCATAAAAAATAAGCCGTTTAACGCCATACTTAGGGCAAAATAAAAAGACCCGAAGGTCTTAGATTAATTCAAGCTTTTTGATTTCGTTTAGATTAAAGTTATATCCATAATTCAACTTATCGCTATCGTCGGGGATTAAGTTAATGCTCTCAATGAGATTGTCATCATCGTCAAGCTCCGGTACGTAATTGACCAGATCTCCGACCAATACGCTACCACTAGTGGTTGTCAGACGCACACGTTTATCAATATAAGGTTTTATCTCACTTAGATTCATCTTTGATCACCTTCGTTGGAAAAACATGCACGCCTGTTTTAGAATAGCGAATTTCAAAATTGCCGGTAGCGTGCTCATTGCCGTCCTTATCTACATAATAGCCTATTTTCTTGCCATTTTGTACGATTATCTCTTGATTCTTAAAATTAAGATGATCATCAACCATTAATTTGCCTGTTCCAGCATGCTTATTAATCAATTGCTGAACTTCTTCATCGTTGATTGTTAAGTAGCTTGGTCCATAAGTACCCTTCGCAGAAAGATTTTTCTTATATGCTTCATATGCTGGATCACCAACCATATGGCGTGCTTGTTTTTCGGGATTGATCTGTGTCGAAATTGCACCTGACTTAATCTTGTCACGAATCTGCTGCTGCTTCTTTGTCACATCATTTTGATGTTGTTTCAGTAATTCATCATCAGGCTTGTGCATGATTTGCTCACGCTCATATCTGCGTGTTCGCCCTGTCTGTTTAATAAACTCGCGTAGTTGTGCTTGATTGTTCCTAACATCTGTATTCGCTTTGGCTATCCCTTTTTCGTTATCCAAAGCCTTCATCATGTCAAGCTTTGTTTTAGACTTACGAATCTGACGTTCTAAATAGCGTTGCTGTTGTGATTGCGCATATACTGCAGCATTTTCAGCGGCCGGATACGGACTGTATGTCTTACGGCTAACACCAGGTATATAAGGATAACTGACATGACGACAATTACAGCCAAACAGTCCAGCTGCTTTACCATAACTTGTACTGGACAATGCCGGATATTTGCTGCTGTTTCCGTTGCGGCTGAATATGTGCCCTTGATACGGTGCACACAACGGACGCGCGCCAAGATGACTGCTGACCTCAATTAAATCTAAGTCATAACTATCCATTCGAGACCACTGTGCTTGGTTCGCTATATTATTGCTTATTGTGCGTGTCACAAGCGGAATGTAACCTTCGATTGACCAATGATGACCAGCTTTATCTATAAGCGCTGGTATGCCCTTATCAGCCCATTCAGCAGACGAATCAGCTAATGCTTGCTGATGGGTTTTAAAGCCCGTCATGACACTAGCAACAGCCTTAGAAATGATGTCTCTGTATACCTGTTTACTATTTTGCAAGATTGACGAGTTCACAAGATTGATATTTTGTCGCGCTTGTCGCTGAAAGTTCAGCAATGTCGAAAAGATACGTGGATCTTCGTTAACAGGTGGTGCCTGTTTAATCTTTCCATCATCAGACAACTTCTTCAAGTATTTTTCCATGTCCTGAATGCTTTGTGTACCGCTGTTTTCGATCAATGCGTTGATTTCCTGTTCTGCCACACCGGACATTGTGGAAATTAGCTTGATTACGTCCTTATTCAGATCACCGAGCGCTTGCAACTTCTCAAACTGCCATTTAAGCACATTGTCCTTCGTAACATCCTTATCCGTTTTAAGCCGTTCAGCGATGGCTTTGAGAATATCATTTTCAAGCTGTGAGTAAATGTTGATAACCGGCTGTGAGAGTTGATTAAGTTGGAAAGGTGTAAGCATTGATTATCACCGCGTTCCGGATCCATTCGCATTTTCAACACCTAATTCAGCCTTACCGAGTAACTGCTCCATAACAGGTGGCTGTTGCTGGGCTGTTTCAGCTTTGATCTTCGCTAAGTATTCATTTGCTTGGTCTTCGGTAATGTCAAAGATGCGTTGAATGGCTTCAACCTTTGGCATTAATTCGGCAGCAACCAACGTCATATAGAAATTGGCATTCTGTACGCGATCCTCAGCGATAGAGTCATCAAAATCAACCGTTACTTCGTAATTATCGCAACCTGGATTAGGAAATATCCCATACAAATCAGCTAATTGAGCAATACAGTCTATCAATTCCTTGATTCCCTGCTCAATCAGCGTCTCATGACTGTTTTTCGTACGGAATGTCTCTGAATTTTCACTAACGACTTCTGTAGCCGTCTTGACCGCTTGCCCGTCAAAGGTGAATGTACCAGCACTTAATCCCTCTTGCATCGCAAGCATATCAAGCAATGAATTAATGGCTTTTACATGGTCCTCAACGCGTAGCGAAACAGCCATATCCTTTATCTGTTCAGTATCCATATCTCCAGTTGCTACGGCCTGATAAACTTCATCATCCGTATCGAAATAACGTCTAACTTCACCAGATTGTGCATCATAAATAGCACGGATAGCAGAAGCAGGAACAATGATACGGCGCTTTCCCAATGTAAACTCACGCTGAAATGAGTCAAATGCAATGTCCAGCGATTTCAACGTATCAATCGAATTGGCAAAAATACTGATGCCAAGTGGAGAAGCTGTTTCAAAGTTGTTGGCAATGTTTGGCTTAAAATAGACGAATAATGGACGCGTCAGTCCTTTAATTGGTATGTCCTCTTCCATGTCTTCAAACAGCAAAGACAATGGGACTTTAACGCCTAGATCATCTGGACTCATGCTCTGATACAACTCATTGCGTATGTGATATGTGTCTCCGTCCCATGTATGCCACTCAAGATGTGTGTAATATTTGTCGCCCTTACGTGTCATATCCATGAAAACGCCAGCTGTCACATCATCATTGTTGGATTCAACGGGCAGGAAATTTTGTGCCGTCACCCACGCAATTTTGATCTTGCCTTTGTCCACATATGGCTTAGCAACCATTCCACCCATTGCAAACATGTACTCAAGATATCTCTGAAACAATTTCATGAAATGATTATCATTAAGTACATTCATCACGTTTGCTGAGAACTGTTTAATCTCCGGAGTGACTTTGATATCTCCGCTTTCATCAGGCTGGTCGTCCACGGATCCGATGTTAATCTTGCACTTTTCATTAAAAACAAGTGCCGCCATTCGTTCAGCCGATTTCTTTGGCATTTTGAGAGACGCTCGGCGCCTGTGGTGCCGTTTTCCAGTGGCATCAATGTACGATGTCTCATGATATGGAATGCCGTCATATTTGCCGAGATAGCCACGATAAAGTGAACGCCAGTCAAGAATACGGCCATACATCCACTGTGATTCAATGACGGCAGCAAACTGCGTCACATTGTTAATTGTTGCAAGTAATCCCATGCGTGCTAACACCCCCTTTATCGCCGCTCCAATCTTGGCGAACATCGCACCACCTCCTTATATGCCGACATAATGCCGATAGAAATAGTTGCAGGCATAGCGTGCTTCGTCCATCGCGTGGTTGTTCTTGTCCACTGGTTTTCCGTTATCATCACGGACGTACAAACCAATCTCTTTGATGAAATGGTAATGGTCGTATTTACTATCTGGTGGATTGACCAATAAAAAACGCCGCTCAGAAATGAGCGACTGCATGCGTTCAATGCCAACCTCAAGACCCTTTGCTGATCCCTTGATGTCATGGGCATTGTTATCCGCTTTGTATGTCTCAATGCCGACTAAACGTAGTTCTTCACGTAAGGAACGCGCTGCCGGATCGATAAAGACGTTGTTATAAAATAGATTGAATGTTTTATGGCACCAGTCCACGAATACTTTGATTTCTCGTGCATAGGTGGACATGGCTTTGACTTGTCCTGTTTCATTTCCGCTATGGTAAAAGTTTGCTACACGGTTCAAATAGGTTATAAAACCTCGACCTTTTTCATTCGGCACTTGCGTAACAATCCAGCAAGCGATTGTCGTCGCGTCACCCTGTCCAGCATCACCTGTAAAGAACATTTCAACCGGATCTCCAATAAGCGTTTCCTTGACGTTCTCGTGCATGTCGAACATGCCGTAAATGACGCCTTCAGGAAGCACACGCTCGCCTAACCAGTCTCGGTGATACAGATAGCTGTTTTTAATCAGCGTGTCATGCAATTCCTGCTTACGTTCTTCAGTAAGAATCGGGTTGTCATTGACATCCCAATGCGTCCAGCGTGTGTTCTGAACATCGAACACATCGGAAATAACTGGATCATTCGGTGCTGGTGGGTTCAAGTCTGCCAAGTGATAGCGCATCTTTGCCGCAAATGTACGTCGAAAGCACTCTTGAATCATGTCCATGTGCAGCAAATTGATTTCACAGAATACCACGGACCCGAGTGACATACCTGTGATTGCCCCGACGCTGTTTGACTTCGCTCCACCTTTGTAATAGACACGCTTGTCACCGTTAGGTGTATGAATCAGTAAGTGATCACCATGCTCATCGTGCCTAATCTCGGACAGTCCACTGAAGATATGCATCAGTCCGGTACCGTCACCATCAATGAATAGCCTGAATGCCTGCTCCTGATTGTACGCCGTGACCAAGTGGTTACTGTCCGGCGTCATCGTCAGGAACTCAGCATATCGGAAGTGTCCAGCAGTTGTTTTTCCGCTTCTTGGTGTCCCCTCGTTGACTTCTAACGTGTGATCAAATGGGGCTCGGATAATCTTTAACTGTTTATCTGAAAACTTAATCTTGCCCATTCGTACCACCACCATTCAATGCATCAACAAGTGCATCAAGCAGCGACGTATCGGCTTTTACGCCTTTTATGAGCGATGCCCGCGCCTTTGTGAGTTCCGTATTTGCCTTTGTTTGCTCGATTCGCTGACTGGTTAACTCTGATGTGTTTCCAGCATTAAATATCCGCAGAAGCAATTCTGATGCCTTTGTGACATCAGATACTTTTGTAGTGATTGGAACTTTTTCAACATGATCTGCATACACAATCTTTTCATACGGACCTTTGGCACCCATGACCTCGATTGTCTCAGGTTTTTTAACTGTAATTAAAGCATAATCTGGCTGCTCACGTCTCAAGATTGATGCCAATGTTTGCAAGACTTCTTTTTGAGTCGCCAATGACTGTTCATCAAGTAGTTTTAACCTTGCATCGATATATTCCTTGATGTCAGGTTTCGTAAGGTTCTCTGATCCTATAGATCGTGCTGTCTTTTTACTATACCCCGCATCAATCGCCGCCTGCGTGGCGTTTCCTGTCTTGATGTACTCATCTGCAAATCGCTTTTGTTTCTCTGTTAGACTCATTTACATCAATCCCAACAGCTCCTTTTGAGCAAAATAAAAAGGACGCCTAAGCGTCCCTATCCGTTATTATTCACAATACCATCATAACAGGATAATTGTTCCATGATCGGTCACTATTCAGCCATTATTCTGTCGTTTTTCGGTCACTTTTCATCTATGTCAGTAATTATCGTTTTTCCTTCAGCTAATCTCTCTTTTTTCTTTTTTAAAACTAAATCAACGCATAAACCAACGCATTCATCACAAATATAAACATTTCCACCTGCGATTAGAATTTCGACATTATCCTGTGATTTACCACAAAAACTGCAGTGCAGCCTGTCATCTCTAAAATGATGTGGTTTTAACAATTCATCATATCGTTTGGCTTTTTCAATCGTTTTATAAAATGCCGATTGAAGTTCTTTTTCATCCGGACGCATATCTAACCCACCTCGCACTCGTTTTCACAATATACTTCAATTCTAAGCGCAAATGCCAACTTATAAAAGGCTCTATTTCGCTTGCGGTAATATGTTTTTTCTGACATTCCAAGATCCATGTACGCCATGTAATCCGTGCATTCGTCTGTTTTCATGTATCTGTTAATAATGATTGACTGTTCTGTGCTGTTCAAACGGCTCACAGCCCACCGTACACGCTTCAAATACCATTCCCGATGTGATTTACCGTCAACATTAAATATTGCTGCATCCTCGGTACTGGAATGGAATGCATTGGTATTTGATGGAGGAACAATACTCCATGACGCAGTGACTTTTGGTATCTTGATCTCTGGTTCACGCAAAATATACAGTTGGTACCTCTCAAGGGCTTCTTTTACGGCTTCGATTGTTTTCTGTTTGTCTATGTCTCTAAATAGGCTTTGCATACGGTTATCCCTCCCGTTATGGTAGAATAGTTTTAGGGTGCCGGGAGAGATTCCGGTTTTTTTATTTACAGATTGTACGGAATTTCAGCAAGTTCTTCATGCACGTCTTCGTCACTCATTGCATCCACGTCTTCGTGGTCGTATCCTGCTTCCACAAGCATTTTTCTTTCATCCATTTCTATCGCTCCTCTCTTTTCACTTCCATCCACGCGTCATAGTATCCTTTAGAATGCCCGTCACGTGCTATCCACTCATCTCGGCACTCATTACACTCCTGTTTGCTTTGCTCTGCTGTATCGGCTTGCTGTGACCGTTTAATTGCGTTTACGGTACGTCGGAACAATTCTTCTCGTGACAATGTTTTAAGGTTGTCCATGTGTCACCTACTTTGGTGTAGTGTCGAACTGCGCATTAAATCAATACGGTTTTCAAAATGAACTTTTTAACTTTTTCAATCTCGCTCTTGTCTATGAGAAGCCTATCTTCAGTTGTTGCAAAGAAGTCAATTGTTTCAGATACGAAATCTTGAACTACCGACTGAAAATCGTCTTTATCTTGAACAATCGCATTCCAGTCACTGCACCAGTTCATAGCACTTTCTTTAGTAAATTCAAACTCTTTAGTTTCACTTGTTTTTGGATTAGGAAGTTTTTGTTCACAGCAAGGGCAATATTCCCTTCGGGTTTTATAATTAATAACAACTGATTTACTCAAAATGTTCACTCCTTCTCATTTGCTGTCAACTGTGCATTCGTTTGTATCCGTTGTACAGCTGCGTTTTTGTAATGATGTATTCCTGCATGGTCGGATCATCACTATAGCAGTAGTGATGATCCGACCAAATCCTCATACCATACCCAAATCAATTTCTTCTTTGCTTCATTTTCGAAGAGACAATCAAACTTATGAGCGACTTTCACCGCCATATATACCCCGTATCCTTTGGTATCAGCACCCCATGCCGCTTACTGTATGGCACCATTTCACGCGCCTGTTGCTTATTTATTCCATCCTCGAATATAGTGACCACCGTGAGTAACTGTCCTTCTGTCGTCCTGCTGAGGTGCTCGATTACTCGCCTGCTCATGGGATCACCTCGTCCAGCTCAAATATTTTGGCTTCTATTCGTGGATCTTCTGCATAAAATTCCCTTGCGTTTAGTTCCACAATTTGATTGTCATCTTCCCAAATAATTCCGTTCATGGCATCGAGTATCAGCTTTATTTTGTTGTCGAGATCAGGCTTCACAGTTGGACGAATGATTCCCTTCGCTTTGGCTTCTCTCTCCTTCTTACTCAGGCTCTTTTGCATCTTTCGATAGATTGTAAGGTTGACGCTTATTGCTCCTGATAACGGCTTCTCGTGCGTAAGAAAGCTAATCATCTTTTGCAGGTCTTTCTTCTCTTTGGCATTCGGATTATAAGTTGTTGTCTTACGTGTAAATTTATTTGTTACAGTTCGCGGTCGACCTTGTCCGTGATAGTCGCCAGGTATGATTAATTCAATCACTGAATCCACTCCTTTTGACGCAGACGTTCAGGATACAATACCTTCCCGGGAGGACCATATTTCTTGTGGCATTCGTCCAGATCCATAAAATAGATATTAACTTCACCATTCACTGTGCTATGGTGCCGTTCAAACGGTCGCTTCTTCGGCCGTCTGTTTACTCCTTTTGGCGTGCTCACTGCTTGCTCTAACGTCCAGTGCTGCACGAGCACACGATTGCTGATATTGTTTTGTGTTAATCCATTTTTCTCACATTGCATCAGGAGATCTCCGTCAATACGTTTTCCTCTTACGTAGAAGGGTTTTAGCATCAGCTTTTCACCCCCGTACTACCAAATCCTGCGGATCCACGTTCACTGTCTCCAAGCTTATCTACTTCCTCAAATTCTGCATGGACGACCGGAGCAATGACGGCTTGGGCGATGCGGTCGCCTTTTTTAATTTTGTATGCATAATTCCAGTAGTATCTATCAACTTTTTCTCTTGATCCGTCAATTAGGTGAACATATTCAGAATTTAAATATTCAAAATCTGAGTATGATAAATTTCTAGTTATGACACCTATTTCTCCGTGATATCCACTATCTATTGTTCCCAGTTCAACTTGCAGATGGGTTTTTGCTGTTATGCCGCTTCTTGGTCTTATCTGCATTTCATATCCTTCTGGAATATTGAAGGATAAACCCGTCTTGATAGTTGTCGTCTTCCCGGATTCAATGATAACTTCCTCAGCAGCTACCAAATCAAATCCTGCATCATCTTCATGTTTATATGTCGGTATCACCGCATCAGGTGATAGTTTCTTAATCTTGATTGGTAGATTCATTATCTATTGCCTCCTTCAGAGATACCCAAGGTTCCTCTTTCAAATCTTCATTGAGATATTTAGCAGCATCAATAGCATCTTCGATCAGCGCTTTATAATTGTCATTCTGATCTCTCAGCTGCTCAATCTGAGCTGCCATTCGATTTTGCCCATCAACTCTAAAACTAATAACCTTATCTTTCTTTTCAACGAGTTCTCTCAGCCGTTCAATCTCGCTCACTGCCCACTCACCATCCGAATGTCTCAATATCACAGCAGGACTTTTCTTTTGTTCTTCGAGTTTTTGTTTGATGTAGTCTAGGCGATCAGGCATGTGTCTTCCCCTCCTGTTCCTTAAATGCGTCAATTCGCTTGTCTGCATAAGGTTTCCCCATCCAAGTCACCAGTTCTTCCAAATAGAATGGTTCACCACATCGAGGGCAACAAGGTATTTGGTGGTGACCTCTGTAATCTTTCTCAAGCCGTTTAATGACCTTCAGCCACGGTTTGTATTCTGCCAATCTCTGGCGTTGCTCTTTCATTCTCTGCATTGTCTCGTTAATATCTTCCCAATGCATTGCAACCTGATAAATTGCTTCATAAGGATCAACTACCGCCCCACAAGTGGCACATACTACTCTTCGATTTTTAGTATCAATGAGATAACTCGGTTTCTTGCATTTGCATAACTTTTCTAGACCACGGTTGATGCGTAATTGGTCAAGTTGGATAATGTTTTCTTCTGGTAGATCAGGCATCCGTATCATCTTCTTTCAGCCAATCCTTAACCTCAGCATGTTTTGAATCTTTGGCTATCTGTTCAACTGCTAAACGCATTCCAAATGCAACTCCGTTGTTATATCCATGCGACTTTTTTTCACGATTGGAAAGCACTCGTTTGTATAGTTGATTTAATTCTTTCTGTGCTTCACTCATCTTTATCACTATCCTTGAGCCAATCCGCAACATCTGGATGCTCTTTGGCAATTATTTCAATGACTTTTTCTATGGATTCACGTACATTAAGATGGGAAATGCATCCAGCACTAAATCCGTCATACCATTGCTTCAATTCATCCCTAGGCGACATCGGATTGACGATCTTCTTGCCGCTAAATACAGCGTGAACAATATCAACGATTTCCTCGGGTTCATTTGTGCTGAAACATTCTAATGCTCCCTTTAAACGCCCCATTCTGTTTTTCTGGTGATCATTCAAGTGACTTAGTGTGTTAATCCCCACTCTTACTTTCAGCACAAACGGTTCACTCATCGCTCTTGCTCCCTTCATCCATACTTTCTTTAATCCATTCAGCATCTTTTTGAGATAAATAGATTTTGACTGTTTCAAATTCTTTACCTGTCCTTAGTCCAGCAGCATGATCGGCATATATCTTATCTGTCCCTTTTTCTCTGAAACCTTGAATAAAAAATCTGATATGATCAGGCATCACTTCTGCTCCCTTCACTTCAATCCGAACACGACAAAGCCTGTTTTCTGTTCAAATTCCGTCACGTAGCCAACTGTTTTAGTGATCTGAAAACCCGTGTACTTTCAACCGTCCCATTCTTGCAGCACTGCGATGTCGCCTTCTTGATAATGTCGATCATTGTTCCGTATCTCGAAAGGCTTTCTTCCTTCAAGCACTGCTTTAAAATACTCAGGCATGATTTTTATCTTGTGAATCATAATCTGCGTTCGTCCCTTCTCAACCATTCTTCCTTCGCACATCCCTTTCTCCACCCAATCCAAACCATCAAAGACGATACGATAACCGGTATACTGATCATCCATGCCAATATGGTGAGTGCTTTATCCATGCCGATCACCATCTTGGGCTTTTTCGATGTATTCTTTGACCAATTTATAATCTTCATCAACAAAGATGTCACCAACGCTATCGAATGTGTTGACTTCGGTGTTAAATTGCTTGTTTCTGCTTTTCCCAAAGACAGATATTGCTGCAATGTTAATTGATATTGGCTCACCATTCCGGTGTACTTCAATAAACCATTTCATCCCATCAAACCTCGCTTTCTTGGCTCTATCCTTCCTTTTGATCTCAAATCTAGTATCAAAACAGCTATATCCATTTGCGTCCGTCTAAACGTCTGTGAGAGACGCATAAGCGATGCACCTGATTTCCATAGCTTGATAAATTTCGTTACTTCATCAATTGACCATTGGAAATCGATAGATTCACAGGCGATATACGTCTCTCCGCGCTTGCGCGGCATCTACTGTTTAATGAGCCGAGATTCAGTTGCATTGTTGAACGGTTCTGCCATGGCCATCCGTAATCACCCCTATCTCACTCATAAACGCTTTGTACCACTGGTCAAATTCTTCTTTTGTCTCAATTGGTCCGTCTCCACCTGTTACTTGGATTACTCCTGGCATGATGTAATGAGCTTGGTTCATACCAATCTCCTCGCAATCTCGTAAATCACATTGACCGTGACGCTGTTCCCTGCTTGCTTGTACAATTGGCTGTCCGAATTAACTTTCTGTGCCCGATCGAATGCCCAATCAGGGAATCCTTGTAGTCTCCAGCACTCGTGTGGTGTAAGCTTCCTTATTGAGTAATTTTGATCAATGTATTTGGTCGGATGATTAGTTGTTAATGCATCAGCCGTTCCATTTCCCTTGATAAAAACATTTTCTTGAATCGTCGATCGCTTTTTGTCGTGACCATAAGCGAATATTTTATATTCCCTTTCTACCCAACCCTTAACTCTGCTCTTACCGACCATCACTCCATGCCTATCCTGCCCAGTGAGCGTAAACATTGGCTCGCCGTTTTCTTTGAATCTTCGACCATTTTGGCGCTTTGCTAGTCGATCTGGAGTTAATACTGGGATTGCAATTTCCTCACTTGGCGTTTCAATATAAGTGCCTTCTCGCTGCGCCCCTGGGTACTTGGCAAGCAATGTTCCTGCAATGATTCTGCCTTCATCAGTCTGTGTACCACTCTCTCCGAAAGGAAATACTTTTCTGGTACGTTCTCCTCTAAGATGTCCGACAATGAACACCCTTTCCCTGTTCTGTGGGACACCGAAATCTTTAGAGTTAAGACAATCCCATTCTGCATCGTACCCGACTTCATCCATCGTTCGGAGGATTGTCTCAAACGTATCCCCCCCTTCGTGATTGAGAAGTCCGGGGACGTTCTCACAGAATAGATAGCGTGGTCTGAGAATAGATGCGAAGCGCATAATCTCAAAGAAGAGAGTTCCCCTAGTATCTGCGAAACCTTTCCGCTTGCCAGCAATCGAGAAAGCCTGGCACGGAAATCCTCCACAGATAACG